ACGCTGAAACAGAGGAAATTATCCTCAGTTTGGTAGAGGGCGGTAAGATGTCCAGTCCTTTGATGAAGGCCCAAGCTGAGGGAATCCGTGACCGGCGTTCGGTCAGCGTTCCGGTCAAGTTGGACCTGAAGGTTACGGTCAATGGGAGGGAGGTGAGTGATGAGGACCAGCAAGGAATTGGAAGAGAAGAGGACGGAGGAAGAAAAGAAGAGGACGGAACCCTCACATCAAAAGAAGCCGATGATGTCGAAGCCAAATCCGAAGAGAGAGAAACCAGTGACGAAAAAGCAGTTGGGGTGAAATTGAACGGAAGTGGTGCAAGTAATGCAAGGAGCCTAATCAGTTCGGGGAAGGTAAAGAAGGAAGGGAGTTGGAGTGCTCCATCTGCTGAGTCACAGAACAGTTACATTGAAGAGAATGGGATGGCGGCGTTTGGAAAGTGGCACCTTGGGAAACGTCCTTCTATAGACGCAGAACAAAAGGGTGCTTGGGCATATCCATTCTCCAGTGACTTTTCCACGGTTAGCCGTGCTGGATTGATTGCAATTCGACAACGTGCTGGTCAGCAGAACGAGAAGGATATCTTCGATGCTGCCGGAGGCATGTTGGAGTCAATTGACAAGGAGAAGAAGGATATGGACCTGGAAACCGAAAAACGCGGAAGGGTTCTTAGCAAGAGCAATGAGGCGAAGATTCGAGATGCCAAGGATGACATTGACGAGGCATCGAAAATGCAAGGGGTCACACGTCCTTGTAAGGCACTGCTTCGCCAAGCCTCCGGTTCTCTTGGGACTGTCCTTTCTTCTCTGAGCAGTGACAGTGGAAGTGAAGAGGAAGAAGGGGATAGGGAGAAACCTTCCAAGACCGCCGAGGAACAGCAAGTGGGTGTTGACGAGGCAATTCAGATCATTCTTGCTGGTGCCAACAGACAACAACGTGCTGTTCTGATTCGTTCAATCGCTGCGATTGATAGTCGGGATTACCTTGACCAGAGGACAATCGGTTATCGCTCGATAACCAAACGATAGGGTACGCCGGGACGGTCCCGAGCGGCCACAAAGGCAATTGTGATCTAACCGAAGGGGTTTTCAAAAATGAAGATCACGAAAGCACTGCGAGAATGGATCTTGAAGAACTGTGAGGTCTCGGAAGACGCCAGTGATGATGAGATCCGAAAGGCCGCTGCTGGTGCCATGGTTTCTGGCAACCTTACAGCGGAGAAGTATATCGAACTCACCAAGGAGCCGGATGAGGATACGGCCAACGAGTTTGATAAGAAGTTGGATGGAATCGCTGGTGGTCTGGAAAAGCTGGTTGCTGTTCTGACCGCTAAGAAGGAGGAACCCGTCAAGGAGAAGAAGACGGAACCCGAAACCAAGGAGAAGAAGGAACAGACGACCACGAAGGTTGCTGCCGCGGTTGCCGAGATGAGTGATGGAGACTCCGAAGAGAAGGATACTCAGATTCGGGTGAAGGAAGCCGCGGAGCAATACTCCACAACCAAGTCCGCGATGACCTACCCCACCCATACGAAGGCGGGCCACGGTCATACTTTGGCAGGACAGCCTGTTAAGGAGATGGGACGGACGTTGGACAATCCGAGTGAACTGGACTTTGCATTGGCCGGTACTTGGGCGAAGTTTCAACTGCTCACCTCCATGCGTGGACGTTCCCCGAGGTTTGGGTATGAAGCGCTTTCCGACCACGAGAAGAGTCTTCTGGGACACCTCGCTGAGAAGTCCCTGTGGGACGATTCTGAGGACGGGAAGTCGAAGACTCGTGTGGGGTTCCCTGGTGGGTTGAAGACCCTGGTGGACGACGGTGGAGCGTCTGGTGCATTGGAAGCCGCACCTATTGTCTTTGACGATATGGTGATTTCTGCTCCTCTGTTGACCGGGGAACTCTACCCCAACGTCAACGTCGTTCCCCTGGATCGTGGTCGACGGATCGAGGGTGTTGCGACTGGTAATGTGACTGGAGCGTGGGGTGGTGTTGATGACACTGCAATCACGTTGTTCAACACCAACGGTTACATCACCGCGTTCGACACCACAATCTATCGTTGGCAGGGAGCCATCACGATTGGTCTGGATTTTGTCAGTGATACGCCCATCGATTTTGGTGCCCACATTACGGCCCAGTACGGTGAGCGGTTGCTGGAAGACCTGGACGATGTGATTGCTGTTGGAAACGGTGCCACCCAGCCCCTTGGAGTGATGAATACGGTTGGCATCACGACAGTTGCTTGGGGTGGTGCGACCAGTATCGGAAACTACGAATCGCTGCGGTTCTCAGTCACCAAGGCTGAGCATCGTCCGAACGTCGTTTCTTCTGCTGTATTCTGTGGGACGGAAACCTCTTATCAGCGTGCAATGGCACTGCCGGTGGGAGCTGCTGATGCTCGTAGGCTTCACCAAACGAATTCCCTGCCGAACTACGATGGGTATTCGTGGATGAACAGGCCCTACAAGATCAACTCGTCCCTGAGCAACCAGCAGATTTTCTACGCTATTCTTGCACGATACCGTATGTATCGCCGCAAGGGACTGGCTGTCCGGACCAGTACAGAGGGTGACACCCTCATCCGTGACAACAACATGCTGATTGTTGTGATGGCTCGCTTCGGCGGTCAGATGGAACGAGCAGCGTGTGGTGCTGTGACAACCACAGCGCCTGCCTAAGTTGTGCCTCCCTTGACGCCGGTCGGTTGGTTCTTGGTTCTCCACCCAGCCGGCCGGCCCTTGGGAGGGAAACATTTTGAGATCAAGGGAGGAAAGTTGAGATGGTCGAGCTAAAAGAAAGAGTGATTATCGAACCGTTCGGGATTGAAGCGGACGGTCCCCGCAACAACGACATCTACATGCAATGCATTGAGAACCTTCGTTTGCGGAGTACCACTAAAGCAGTTGCTACGGTTACTGGGGTACAGAGTGGGAACCAGACCGGACCAATCCAAATTCAAGCACACGGGCTGCCCACTCTTCCCCAGATACCGGGGATGCAGTTACACGTCAACCCTGCGAAGTTGTCTTACGTGGTTTCCGACCCTCTACACGGGGACGAGGAGTTGTGTGAGAGGATTCGGCAAGTGATCAAAACACGTTCACCTATGAGGGTTGGTGACAAGATTGATGGGGTTCCCACACAGAGGGGCACTTTGGATGTCCATCGGATGAAGTCTTTGTGTCGGGAGATGGTTTGGGTGGTTGAGTCCGGTTATGCAAAGGTTGTGAAGGGTTCACTACCTACGTTGGAACAGGTTGAGAAATTGCCTGGCAAGTTTCTTACTAATCCCGGTTCTAGGATTCCAAACACACAACCACGGTTTGAAGAGGATTGGGATAGTTGGGTTTCAGAGTTGCAAAGGATAGGGGGCTAAATGGCGAAGGCAATTGTTCCATCTCGAGCAGTTGAAGCTGCAAGGTTACGGAGGGTTGCCAGAGCACAGAAGGGAATCGCAAAGTTTGAGTGGTTTGTTGAAGAAGTTAGCAACAAGATTTCTATGACTATGCAACAGAGAGTGAGAATGGCCACTCAGTTTGTGAAAGACCGGGTGGTGATGAACATCTCCGTTCCGGTTACGAAGGGTATTGGGAAAGACGGCCAAGTAGTAGTAACAGAGAGAAGCAAACCTGGAGAGTTTCCACGAGCAGACACAACCCAATTGATGAAGACGATTATGTCGGATGTGAGGGAGGCATGGAAGGGTGTATGGATTGGGCGTGTGGGAACACCTTTGCACTACGGGGTGATTTTGGAAACGAAGATGTATCGCTCATTTTTGAAAAGATCTTTGGTTGAAGAGAAGGATAAGATCACAAGGTTGCTAACTGGGCCAATCAAGTGAGCATAGCATCTGGTGACATACACAAGGCGATTGTAAGGGTTTGGAACCAGTCAGGGTTATACAACCACTTCCGAGCACTTTGGAGGGAAGACGCTTCACGACAGGAATTTCCAGTTCTCCATGACCAAGAAGCAACCGGAGAACAGCCTTTTCCTTACTGTGTAATGGAGCAAACGGTCCAGACAACAATCGCAAGGATGACAAAGGATTGGTCATCAAATTGGGAAATACGTGACTTCAGCATTTCATTCAACGTACACGCGAGAAGGATTCCGGGGGTTTCAAGGTCAGCAAAAGATATTGCAATCAGTTTGGCGGAAGAGATTATGAAGGTGTTTGGTGGCCACCCAACCGTAGTTCCACAACAGTTGACGTTGGATAATGGCAACTTCCTCATAACTCAGTACCAAAACGACTACGGCATTTTACTTGGAGATGATGAATATCGCTGGACGGTCGACTACATGATTCGGGTCGATGTCCCTGTGATGACATAGGGAGAGTATAGATGGCAACACGGTCAATAAGTGGTGCAAAACTTTCCTTCAAGGTTAGTTCTACTATCAACAACCAGTTGGATGATGGGTCTGTTGCTAGTTCTGCGGTCCCGAGTTGGTCTTACACTCCCAGTCTGGTGAACGGCGTTTCTGCTGGTCAGGGGAACAGAGTGTGGCAGTCGATCAACCGTACACTTGCAGATGGTGCTTCAGAGATAATCAGCTTCTACGATTTTGATGGGGTGGATATTGGTGCTGGTGTTGGTAATGATGCTTTGGGCCAAGCGCTTGCAATAGAAGAGATCGTCTTTCTGGCAATTGTGAATGAGAATGCTAATTCCAGCCCTGCTGCGCTGGAAGTCATTCCTGCTGCTAGTGAGGGATGGACTCCGATGGGTTCTCATACAGTGGCATTGGAGAATGCCATCCGTGGTGGTGGTGTGTTGATGTTGTTCCAACCTGCGGAACAAGGACTCGATGTAAACGATGACAAACACAGGGTTCAATTCACTGCTAATGGTGGTGCTATAACGTATAGCATCTATATCATCGCTCGCCACGATGACAACGAATCCAGTTCCAGCAGTACATCGTCCAGTAGTCTGAGCACTTCCAGTAGCAAGACCAGTTTGTTCTCCTCGGCTAGTTCGATGAGCACAAGCAGCTCTCAGTCGATGAGCGAGAGTTCTTCCAGTACATCCAGCCAGAGCACCTCGTCCAGCTCTTCGTTCAGCCGTAGTTTGTCCAGTTCCAGCAGTAGTTCAAGTAGCTCTTCGTCCCGTAGTTCCAGCAGTCTCAGTAGCGTTTCCCTTTCAAGTATTTCGTACATGACTTCAGGAGCATGATAGTTGCTGACAGGAGATATTCACTATGACAAGTGAAAACACCTTAACAGGTCGGAATGGGAAATTC